GTCTCAGGGTGCGTTTGGCTGAAAGAATGCGCCCGCCCCGTGCCTGTAGCAGGCCGCCAGCGCGTCATTAGGGGCGAGTTGATACCTTGGGCTATTGACGCAGACGATGCGGTTATAGCGCGTCCTAGTGGGTTTTGGGGGATGTGTTCAGGGATTGACTATACGGGGCAAGGCGCGGAGTTTGATCCTAGTGGATAGTAACGCCAGGTGCTGGATGCGATATTTCGCCGATTCGGCTCGGCTGTTCTGCTTCTGGTCTGGATAGCCCTAGATGCTTCATCCTGGTAAACACGCTGCCCTTCTGCCGGCCTATGAGCACGCCGATCTGTTCATAGGTGTTGGTCTGAAACAGCTTTCTGATTAGGTTGTCCTCTTCTGCCGTCCATGGCCGTTTCTTTGCTGCGCTTCCCGCTGACCCTGCGCGCCCTGCGCTTGCAGATGTAGCAGTTCGCGGCTTTTTCTTCTGTATCATGGATATGCCACTTTTTGCATGTGTGTTTTGCCATTATTCCGCCCTTGGTTTCTCGATTCGCACCACTACCTTGCCGCCCTTTACAGGCTCGCCGACATATAGGTGAAGCTGGAACCGCTTGTCGTTCACGCCCAGCGCGTCGGCGATGCCGTCCAAATACGCCTTGGAACTACTGAGCATGCCGTCCTGATCGCGGCCCCTGCGGTCTGGAGGATAGAAGCTGATATGCACGTCGATCTTGCCGTCCCAATCCACCTTGACGCCGGATGCCTTTGTCTCCCACCCGGCGCGCGTCCTGCATGCCTTGGTGTGCTTTGCTTTACGCGCCCAATGGGTACGGCTGTTGGGGTTCAGTTCGCGCGGAGGATATGGGAGGACGATCACCTCGCCGCCTCCAAACACACCCGCGCAATGTCCGCATTCCGCGCATTGCGGAAACAGCCAAGCAGCACGTCCGCGCTCGGCTCGATGGCCAGATAGTCCAGCCGCATCACCACGCCAGTCTGGTGCGCCTGCTCGATGATGTTCTTCACCGAGGCGGCGTGAACCTTGATGTGCTTCTCGTCGCTCAGTTTCTCGGTGATCTCGGCCAGCACGTACAGGTCAACCAGGTGCTGATGGTTCTGGACGCCGTGCTTCATCGCCAGCAGCGCGGCGCGCGCGTCAAGTTCATAACGGGTGTTCTTCACGCCCAGCGGCTTGAGCGCCAGCTTGTGCTTTATCCGCTTCCCGGTCTTTTTCACTTTGCCTTCGCTCTCTCTGGATAAACACACTCCGTCTCGCCACGAACATAACGGGCCTTTTCCTCGGCACTGCGCGCTGCGCCGCATGACGAATATCCGTGTTTCGCCATTCTCTTGTCTGAATCGTTTTTTCCGATAAACGGATGAACGCAGTTGCGACAGATCATCGCATCAATTTCTCATGCACGAACATCGCCAGTGTAACGCCCATAGCGCCGCCAGTACCAACCAAAGGAATCGCGCTCCATCCTGTTTGTACGACCAAAAGAACGCTCGCCACTTCCGCGCAGGCAATCGCATATGGCGTTATAGCGGCCCATGCGTATTGCCTGTGGATTACGTTCTGCTGTTGAATGCCACGCAAAAAGACAAGCATGAATGTAGCGAATAGGATGGTCATAGTGTTTCAGTTTCAACCTCATCGATCGAGAACAGGCTTTCTTGCTTTTGCACATTCTCATTATCGAAACGGGTCTTAGCCATTTCCAGATTGATTTTTGCTTGTTTGAAATAGCTGTCCTTCAGTTCTATCCCGACGGCTTTACGTCCCATCGACACAGGGCTGTAAACCTCAGAGCCAACACCCATGAATGGCGTAAGAACAACCTCTCCTTCGTTGCTATACAGCTCCACAAGTCTGTCGATCACGTCAAGTTGCAACGGGTGGACGTGCTTCTCGTCGTCCTCTTCTTTGCTGTCACGGAATGGCAGCACGTTATCAATCCGAATGTCATCCCACACGCTTGAGGCATAACGTTGCCAGATGTAATGCGATAGCTTATTAGACTTCGGATCTTCGTGGTCTTGGTAGTTGTTTTTCAGGTATTCCCACAGTTCTTCCGCGTTCATCTTCGTTTCGTTTGCATTGTTGAATGCCTGGAGGATGTTTGGAAGGATTGGGGTGGCCCCGAAGTAACGCTTCAAACCGTGCGGATGTGTCACCGGCACCGCGTTGTCGCCTTTTTTTGTGAACACCAGCACGTAGTCCGGCATTGCCGTGAAGCATTGCGTCGAGTCTTCCACAATAAGCTTGTGCATGAGGCTCTTAACCATCGTGCGCATACGCACCTTGAGCGGCTCTTTCCATATCGTGATGCGGTTACGGTACTGGAACCCGTACTTGTCATGGATGCGGATGATCTCGTGCGGGAAGTCCCACAACCGGCAGGAATTGTCGAACACATCTGTGCAATGCACTGCGGTCACGCGCCCCGGCTTTGTCACCCTGGCGATTTCAGACACAAGATAATCGTACTGTTCCAGAAACTGCTCTTTGCTTTCGCAGTTCGAGAAGTCGCGCTCGCTGCTGGAATAGTTATACAACCCAGCGAACGGAGGAGAGTACACCGACATATCAACCGATTCACTCGGCAGTGTTGGCAATACCTCCATGCAGTCGCTGCAATAGATTGCGTAATCAGGCGTGATGATTTGGTCTTTTGCGTTCATTTCAGGAACTCCGGTAATTTGACGGTTTGGTTAAATTCTTTTGTGGAATAGCTGTATTCTTGATTAGCATGCGCGACCAGGTTGCCATAAAGCTCGATAGCTTTCTGCGTCTTTTGCTGCAATGCTTCGATCACCCTGTCCTGGCCTTCCGAGATAACCATGTCGCAAGTCACCTCAGACCTTTGTCCAAACCGCCAGAAACGGCGAATTGCTTGATAGTATTGTTCGTAGCTCCATGTTGGGAAAAAGACTGTATGGTTGCAGTGCTGCCAGTTCAACCCCATCGAAGTCATCTTCGCTTTTGTGATGAGCCGATTTATTTTGCCTTCGGCAAAGGCAACAAGAATTTCCTCCTTCTTGTCGATTGACATTCCTCCTACGATCTCTACTGCATCCTTATCAAGTTCTGCTAGCAGTGAACTCTCTTCGTTCAGGTTGCACCAGTACACGGATGTTTTTCCGGCAGCGAGCTGAATAGCCCGCTCGCACCTTTCTTTGACTGTCAGCTTTTGTTCTTCTCGAACTTCTGTCATGCTCTTTGCTTGCATGGCGAATAGAGATTGTTGATTGTCTATGCAACATGTCCGGCTGTTGTGTACCGTATGCTTGTTGACATGCAGCGCAGGAAGTTCGTATCCGACATCAGAGAACCCCAAGTCAGATGGTTTCTTTACCATCACAGACCACTGATTGACCCATGTAAAGAAATCGCGCTCGGCATGCGGCTTGAGGTAGAACTTCTCGCCGATGTTTCTGTTGTTACTGTCAACACTGTTCTGGTTGCTCTTGAAGAACTTGGTGAGCATGTCCATGTATCCCATGTATACAAGCGCCTCAGAGCTATTGCCAAGCTCAATAAAGTCGTTAGGGCTAGGTGTTGCTGTACTCAGAAAGCGATACGGAACGCGCTTGATGAATGCCACGATCTGATCGCGCGTCTTGCCTTCAAAATTTTTCAGGATGCTAGACTCATCCAGCATAACGCACACGAAGTCATCAGGATTCAGAAGGTGCAATCTCTCGTAGTTGCAGACGACGATCTTCTTGTTTAGTGATCCATCCTTGCTGTGATCAATATCGTCAATACCGATCCGATCTGCCTCCTTGATGAATTGGAACGCAACAGCAAGCGGGGTGAGAATCAACACACGCTTGTTCGTGTACCTGATGATGTTCTCTGCTATGGAGACCTGCATCAGCGTCTTGCCGAGTCCTGTGTCGGCAAACATGCCGATGCGGCCTTTGACAATCGCTTTTTCGATGATGTGTTGCTGGAAGTCAAACGCCGATTCAGGCATCCATACTGGCGAGAATCCAAAATTTGACGTGCTGTGCTTTTTGTTCCTAATGAACTCTGAGTATTCCACTTGTTGCCCTTTCAAGTTGCGCCCAAGTTGAGTTAGTCGGCGAAGCACCTGGGCAGATGTTTTCGGTAGCAAGCCTATCGCCGACGAAAGAATACTAGCACAGAATCCTCTGAATGGTGATCGCCAGTGCATCAAATTCATCCATTTTTTTTACGCGCCAGATTGCCTTGCGTCCGTGCCATCCGTTTGTATATCCTTGGTGGCAATCTTGGCACAGAGCGACGCACAGATATGGCTGATCTTGCCGGATATGGTGAGCTGCGCTGGGCGCTGGATGATCGCATATGCTGCACGGCAAAGACTTCACCGCTTCGATGTGTCGGCGCTCGGCGGCAGTATATGATTGGTTCAAAATTCCACCTTCTCAGACCACACTACACCATACTGCGCACCCTGCGCATACAGGTACTCTATGAAAGCGGATGCCTCTTTCACATAGAAGTCTCTGCTCTGAATGCCGAGCTGTACGATTCTGCGCCCATCAAGGCTTGGCGTTACCCGTCCATCATGGTGCAGCGGTGTTCCGGCCAGTCGCATTTCCTCTGCGAAGTCATCTATCAGCAGTCGCTTCATGTCGTCCGCATCCCACTTGCGTCCGATGTGTTCAATCTGCTTTGCGATGTCATTTATCATGGCGTGATATTTTTCCTCCTGGATGCGCTTTTTCTTCGGCTCATCAATCCAGACGTGATAGCCATAAGGCATAGTCATACATGCAGCTGCGGCAAGTTTGCGCGCTGTGTAATGGACAAGGATGAAATGGCGCTTATCGCTCATATGCGTTCTTTCTTTGAGGATGGTTTGCTCATAGCGGTATCTCGCTCACCATCTGAATGCGCTGGCCGATTAGCTGCATCACGTTCACCGCCATGCTGTTACCGAGCGCTTTGTACATCTGAGTATCTGATGAGCCGGGTACTTGGTGTAGGTAGTGCCGAGAAAATCCCTGAAGTGAATGGCACTCTGCCGGGGTTAATCTGCGCACTTGCATCGATGAATGGATGATCTGCGCACACGGATCGGTCTGAGTATTCAGCGCGGCGGATATTCCGTCTTGTGCATCAACCTGGCCTGCTGCATTTGTACGGTATGCAACGGCATGGCTATGGGCAGCTTGAAGCGTGTAGCTTGCGTCACCGTCTGCGCCAATACCCATTCCTGTGCCTTCGCCTAATGCTTCATGGCGCATTGCAATTTGGGTGTTGATTGGATATGCAACAGCCAACCCAGCCGCACCGCTTTGATGCCCATCCGCGCCCTTGCATAGCGAACGCATGGTCGGCGTCACACCACGCGCCGCATCGTTTCCGTAATCGCGCGCAGTAAACGCAATCGGCGCTTCATGGTTGCAGTTCAGCGTAGTCCCTATCCCTATCCCTATCCATATCCCTATCTCGGCTCCGGCTTGGCCGGTGGACATGCAGATTGACTGCATTACGGTTTGCCCGCTCGCTGTAGTGTCGCTACCAGAAGTCCCTATCGTGCATGAAACATCACCAGTTATGGCTCCGTTATAGCAATCTGTTCCAAGGACGGGCAGGAAGTGGTGTCCTGCAGCTCCTTCTGGTCGGCCTGATGCGCCACCTGTAAAAGAGCATTTGCTAATTGTTCCGGCAACTGCTTTCCCCGCTTCGCGGCGCGGCGGAGGATTCCCGCGCAGGCTTTCGGTGTCAAAAAGTACCGCTGCGGCACGTTGCCAACTTCCAATATGTCCGACAACGAACACACGCCGCCGTCTTTGGGGTACTGCGTGAGGGTATCCATCTGTTCGCACGTACTGAGCGTCAAGAACGCGGTAGGCGAACCCATACCCGAGTTGCCCCAGCCCTCCGAGGAAGGTTCCAAAATCCTTTCCTCCGTTACTCGACAGGACACCGGGGACGTTCTCCCAGACCAGCCAAGTGGGGCGATATTTGTCAGCAATGGCAAGATAGGTAAGCATGAGGTTGCCACGCGGATCATCCAGTCCTTTTCGGAGTCCTGCGATACTGAATGACTGGCATGGTGTTCCTCCAACGAGAACATCGACATTTGCATAATCGGGCCACTCCTTGAATTTGGTCATATCGCCGTGGTTAGGCACGTATGGGTAGTGATGCGCCAGCACCTTGCAGGGAAACGGCTCGATCTCGCTGTAGGCTTGCGCAGTCCAGCCGAGCGGATGCCATGCTACAGTTGCAGCTTCGATTCCAGAGCAGACGGAAAGGTAGTTCATGCTCTCATCTCCATTGCATGTTTCCTCCCATTCGGCAGGTTATGGTCTATGCGGTATTGCACTAGAATGCGCTTGATGCTGGACATTGATAGATCGTAATCTAGTGACAGGTTCTTGTATTGCTTTCCTTTGGTTTCTTTACTGCCAAGCCATTCGGAATAGATATTCGCATTGCGCGCATCAAGTACCTGCTGAATTTCGGCGGCAAGGCTCATTTTATTTTTCCGATTTCTGCGGCGGCTCGGACAATGGCGTAGCGAGTTGCCGCACCCGGATCAGTATCATAAATTTTCCCGTAATAGTTCTTGCATTTCAAAGTAACGCTAGAATTATTTGTGTCTACGATCATCCATAATTTTCCAGCTAGGCGAAGCGCATCTCCATCGTCCGTCAGAGGATTCCATTTGCGTTGAGTAATGACAGTATTATTTTCGGATAACTTTCTATACTCTGGTGCCGCGTATATTCCGGGCCCAGATGCATAATCGTGCCACTCGCCATCTACACCAGCCGCCTTAGCAGCCATCTCCAACAGCTCTTTGTCATTCATTTCTCACCTCTCTCAACGTATGGCACAACTGGTGCAATGTGCTTTAGCTTTCTATCGAGCTTATCCTGGTGCTGTCTCGATGCAAGTTCTTCGACGCGGTGTTGCAGCACGTTTATCGGCTTTGGCTTCAATTCCGCATCGGTCATGCGAATCGCTTCGGATTCGGTCATGTGCGAGTCCATGCGTATTGCGATACGCTCGCTGCGTGCTTCTTGGTCGATCATGGCTTCTCCCTCCCAAGATGCTCCGCACAGCGCCATCCGTATGAGGTGTTAGAGTTCGCATCTCGATTGCATGTGGTAACTCCGCATTTGTGCGTTACTGGCGCTGGTTGTTGTGTCTGCGGAGTTGTCTTGCACAAATCTGATTCCTTGCGCACCCAAACGCGCCATGTTGCCAGCCAATCAAGTTTTGCGGCTCCGCTGCCACTCTTGGCTATCCAGAAGTCCCTGAACGATTCTGCGACCTTCCTGACGTGTTCTGCTGTCCATGATGGTTTTTCAGCAAGCGCCCATTCTCCCCATGCTTTAGGTAAAACCCAGTCGGCGGGTAAGCGCGCAGCGCGCACCAAAGGTTTTGTGTTTACATTCTTTTCATTCTTACTGTGTTTATGTGTTTGTTTAGTGGTTGGATGCTGGTTGTCCGTTGGTTGTCCGTTGGTTGTCCGTTGGTTGTCCGTTGGGTCTGGGTTGGTTAACTCTTGGTTATCGTCCTGATAATTTCCATAGTTTACAATGGTATATATGCTGTACCTGCTGGTTGATGTTATGGTTAAAATTTCCATTTTCTGCAACCTATCCAAGCCTGTTCGTATGGATTGCTCTGACTGGTTCAAGTCCCTGGCAAGCGCAATGCGGCCTGACAAGTATTCCCCGCGCTGCAGGTCAACTACTCCATGGGGAGTACCGATCTTGCGCGGCTTGTGAGTTGCTTTGAGCAGCAGGAATGTGAACAGGGCATAGGTGAGCGGTATCTGCAGCAATCCGCTATCCTCGACCTTGCGCCACAGCTTTAGATATCCGCGATGCATATCAGACTTTCATTGCAGCCAGCGATGATTTTAAATCCCGCACTTTTTCGAATGCATTCCACATCCGAAGGCTGGCCAATCTGGCAATATCAACAGCATCTGCTGGGTTTAACTTTTCTGCATCCATACATGGTTTTGCTCGAACTTCAACATGGGCGAATAATTGACTGCCAATCTGATCAAGCAAAATTATCCCGCTATTCGATGACGGTCGTTGATCTGCCATTTCTGGCTTCCAAATAGATTTTGGCATGGCATAGTAGTGCTTCCATGCTTTGCGCGGCCACATGCGCGGAGTACGAACTCGCTGGTGCATTGGCGTGTTCCTTGCTCCAGTCCAATGCTCAAACCATTTATCTTTTTTTGCGTCTGCGCGATAATCGCTACGACTGATTTTCACTTCAACATCAATAATGCGTAGGTCTTTAGTTACCGCAAGCAAGTCACATTCGTCGCCAGTCCATGAACAATTTGGAACAACCACAAGGCATTTTCTGTTGAAAATTTGTCGCGCAAGTGTTGTAGCTATTTTTTCTTCGCTCCAAGTCATGCTACACCTTCGCCTGATAGAACCACCGATCACCGACGCGCTGGCAGTCGATATGCATGCCGTTTTCGCGAAGTTCGGAGATTATGGAATTCACTGCGCAGACTTTGGCCTTGCGTATCAGGTCGCGTGTGGTGTGTTTCATTCCGTCCATGAGCACGTTGCGGACACGCTGCAACCTAGCGGACTTGGAGAGATGGGCTGAATTCATGTCAATTCCCTTTGAAGTGTGCAGGCCGGTAACGATCCGGCGGAATAACAGACAGCACGAGGCGACAGGCTGAAATCCCTGACTGCACACATCGAAAGAAACTGATAGATTGCATTTGATACCTCATGTTGGCTGCCGGATCGTTAGCCCAGCAGGTAAAACACTAACCGAAATCGTCGGCTGGCGTCAAGAATAAAAAACCGATGGCGAACCATCGGAAAGCCGCCGATTATCTGGGGAAGGGTCGGCGGATGGAGGAGTCATTTCCAATTTCTCGGAATAGGAATGCTATTTGCTTTCATTCTGCGCTTGATGTCGGCGTAGATTCGATCCGTCAAAATCTTAGGCCAGCCATACACAACATTACGATGCGCATAGTCCAAACGCTTCGCAATCTGTGGCGCGTTCCCAAGGTAATCAATAACGGTTTGCTTTTTCATGTTTTGCATACTAGCAAAAAATAAATGCTTCCGCAATAGCAAAAAATGTTTGCTTTTTAATTTTAGATGGTTTAGAGTTAGTTCCGTGCTTGGCGTAGGTAACGGTTACTTCACTGTTAATGACGTGGTCGTGGGTTCGAGTCCCACCAATCCTTCGGGGTTGTAGCTCAGTCGGTAGAGCACGTAAAATTTCCGTTACCGCTTGTTCCGGCAAGTATTTGTGGGTGGTGTAGTTTACGAGTTCATCATTGGGCGATAACTTCTCGTGAATGTTTGTTCCCCCTAGATCACGCTAGGCCATCAACCAATCTACAAGGAGATGGTAATGCGAACCAACACAAAGCAAGTATCAACCGAGCGCACGCACGAAGGCGCTCGCTCTCTGGCAAAAATATCACCCGCCTTCAAACTGCGCCGTACCGTGATGGCATGCCTGCTGTTCGAAGACTCATTCTACGAGGACGGACAGACCGCCGCCGGCCGCATCAAGGCGCTGGTGCGCGAATGCTCGTTTGAGGAGGTGGCAGAAATCGCCATCGAAGCGCGCGAGAAGATGAAACTACGCCATGTGCCGCTGCTGCTGGTGCGCGAAACGCTGCGCTATCACACTGGCCGCAAGGTTGGAGACCTCATCGAGCAAGTCATCCAACGCCCTGATGAAATCGGCGAGCTGCTGGCACTGTACTGGGCTGATGGCAAAGATCAACCGCTCACCTCGCAGCTCAAGATCGGACTTTCTCGTGCATTCGGCAAGTTCAATGAGTACCAGCTCGCAAAATGGAACAAGGATGGCGCGGTATCGCTGCGTGATGCCATGTTCCTGTGCCACGCCCGCCCCCGCGTGCGCGCTCATCACGACAAATTCACCAAGGCCGAGCGCCATGGGTTGCGCTTCGGAGATTTTATGCCGAGCCGTCCTACAGGGCTGTCTGTCGATGAATTGCTCTATGGAAAGCTGGCGCACAACATGCTCGAAATTCCAGACACATGGGAAGTGCAACTCTCTGGTGGTGCCGACAAGAAGGCCACATTCGAGCGCCTAATGTCCGAGAACAAGCTAGGGGCAATGGCATTGCTGCGGAACTTGCGCGGCATGACTGAGGCCGGAGTGGACGACATTATCATCCGCAAGGCGTTGATGAGCGCTAATGTCGAGCGTGTCCTTCCGTTCCGATTCATTGCGGCTGCGCGCCATGCTCCACGCTTCGAGGCAGAACTTGAGACGGCCATGTTCAGCAGCTTAGCTGGTATGGATGTGATGCACGGCAATACGGCGCTCTTGATTGACCATTCCGGATCGATGAATAACATCATCTCATCCAAGTCAGAAATTTCGCGCTTCGATGCAGCCGCTGCAGTGGCGATGATTCTGCGTGAGCGAGCCGAGAGCTGCCGAATCTTCACCTTCGCCGAACATTGCGTAGAAGTCGCCCCTCGTCGTGGGTTCGCACTGGTGGATGCGGTCAAGGCTGTAGTCAATCCAGTCTCAACGAAACTCGGAAAGGCTGTGCGCCATGTGTACGATCAATACCCTAAGTGTGATCGCATCATCGTCATCACCGACGAACAGTCCCAGGATATTCCGCCAGCTCCGCTGGGCACCGGCTACATCGTAAATGTCGCCGCATACCAGAACGGCATCGGCTACGGAGACTGGGTAACGATCAATGGGTGGTCGGAAGCGATACTTGACTACATAAAGGCAAACGAGTCGCAAATTTAATTTGCTTTTTTGTTCCAGATGTGGATAATTGGAACCGTCAGCAGCGCAACGCTGATGCAGGCAAAACGGACGAGCGCCGAAAAGCCCCCAAGTTGGAATCCTCGAAAGAGGGCGCGGAACGGAGATAGCATCTCACGCAGCACGCGACAGAGGGATAAGGCTTACTACCTGGATGCAGCAAAGTAGATCGTAACTTGCAAGACGTTTTATGTTGTTGCAGCAAATGCTGGCGAATTGGATGAACGTATGGCGACCCGTAGTAAACGGCAATCGTTGAGAGCGTATAGACCACTCCGCCAAATTGCCAGCACCCGGTAGATGCAGCCGGATTCCCGATGCCTGAGATCAGTACAGGCCACCTCTCACCTACTGATTACGGCAGCATGTAAGTGTGATTCTTGCAAGGCGCATTAAAGTGTTGTTGTAGTACCGCTGGCGATTGTGACATTCAGGTAATTTTATTGCTGCAAGTGGAGATGAGCGCCCGACCTGATTGCGACCATATAAATCGCTTCTTTCGCCAGCACCCCGAACAAGGCAGCAATGCCACAATTAAAGGAGATTGAAGTGAAACCTGAAACGATTACGATTGATGATGTGAAGTATGTGCGCGCAGATTCCGTGCCTACACAAGCGAAGATGAAGGACGGCATGAAATACATCATCTGCCGCACTTATTCGGCTGGCGTGTTTGCTGGCTATCTGGAGTCTCGCAACGGTCAAGAAGTTGTGCTTCGTAATGCCCGCCGCTTGTGGTATTGGGAAGGCGCAGCAAGTCTTTCTCAAGCTGCTACTGATGGTTTCTCGAAGCCCGCAACATGCAAGTTCCCATGCGAAGTTGATCGCGTCGAATTGCTGAACGCTATCGAATTGCTGGACTGCACCAAAAAAGCGCAAGACTCTATTGCGAGTGTGAAAGTATGGCAATCGTAAACAACGGCTACGGCAGCGGCAGCGGCTACGGCAACGGCAACGGCAACGGCAACGGCTACGGCGACGGCAACGGCTACGGCGACGGCGACGGCTACG